ACATTACTAAACTCATGACTAAATCGTCATGATTACCACCGTCAGCCTCATAAGACTGACCTTTACCAACGAATGTGACTAATTCATTGATTGTAAACTTATCTATTACTTGTAACTTGTTTTCTTCCATTAACTCTTTTAAAGTAGAACAACCAATCTGTTTAACCTTTCGAGTCATTGTAACTCCTATACCTGTAGATTTTACACTAGAAGTTGTGAATACATTTGCGTATTCTAAATCATAGTACAAGCTATTCACTACAATTTGACCTTGGTCGTTATTTTCAACAACTACAAGAGCTTCGTTATATAACTTCGCGTATCTTTCTATAATGTCTGGAAACAGTAGAGGTGATATCATATTATCTCTATATATCCCTACTTGTTTGAATGGTTTTTCAGATACATCTATAACTGAAAATGTAGAATAGTCTTGTCCTCGACCTCTAGCCACATCAACTGTCATAACATAAATATGATCTTTTATTGGTTGTTGATACAAGTGAACATTCTCTTTTGACCATAATGCGTCTTGACCTTGTAATCCAAGTAAACAGTTAGCACTAATTAAAGTGTTTCCTGTACCTAAGAATGAATTACCGAATTCTTGTTCGAACTGTAATTCTGAAGTATTTGCTATTGTTTGAGCTTTCCATTTTTCATCTCTACCTGGTACATCAAACCAATTAATAGTATATGGTTGATACTCATTCTTTTCTGATAAAGCACCTTCGTAAAGTTTATGATACATGTTTCCAATACCATTCGCTGTAGATGTAATGATAACTTTTGATTTACCACCTGATGTAACAACAGGATATGTAGATGTATAGAATTGTTCAGCATTATCTACGAACGCGAACTCATCAAGATATAGTAGATTAACTGATAGACCACGAATTGAGTTTGCTCCAGTAGCCGAAGCTATGATTCTACTATCATTTTCGAATTCAATCGAACCCTTATTTAGTACTTTAGTTCCTGGTTGTAAAAAGAATGGTACATGTTCTAACATAGTTGTTATACGAGCTAACATCTCTCTTGCTGTCGAACCTTTGTTTGCTAGAATAGCGATTGTTTGTTCTGGTTGAAATAGAAGATACCAGACTAGATAAGCACAAGTTGTAATCGACTTACCAGACTGTCTACATGCTAGAACAATACTGAATCGACTCTCGTCAAAGTGTGTGATTAGATCATCTTGATATCCACGAAGTTTGAATGGCACTAATCCGTCATCTAGTGAAATGATTTTAATGTAATTCTCAATAAAGTGTGCGGGATTCTCCATACACTTCTTGTATTCTAGTATTTCTTCTTCTGTCCATTGAGCAGCTACGCCAGCTCGTTTGACATTGATATTACCTAGGTAACCTTCATTCTTGTGCATTTTGTTTTAATAACTTCTGTAATTCTGCAGACGAACCAACAAAAAGATTGTTTTGTACTTTATCTGGTTGTGTGTCATCTTTGTCTAATTGTTTCATCTTTGCTTGTAAGTCTATCAATTTTTCTGTGGTTTCACTTACTGTCTTGATTAATTGACCTGCTACTTCATATACTCTAGGATGTTCAGATTCCTTTGCTATGTCTAATATACCCTCTATAGCGTCTTGTCCGCGCTCTACAAGGCCATAAAAGATTTCTCTGGAGTACTTATAGTCATTACCTTTGTCTTGGTCGTTAGATGCTATAGTAGGAAGATTTTTCTCTGCTTGTACGATTTCTCCTTGAATATCAAGCAGCTCGTCTAATTTTTGATCGACTTTACTCATAATATGTATTTATAACTATTTAGGATCGCTTGATTTATCGTCTGAATATGTTATAGTAGGTTGTTCAAACCAGGTTGTTGTTTCGTTGTATGTAATATCATCACCTGCTTCGGCATCAGCAGGAATTGGTTCAACTATTTGATCGACTACCTTACCAGCAGATTCTGTATCTAATATTTTACCACCACCAGATTCCATGTAAGTTCTGACATTAGATTTTCTAATCATTTCAGAAGATTTAACAGGACCGTATATGTAGTTTCTCATAACAAATTCTAAATCATATCTTAGAACTTGTCGTGTTTCAAAATCACCTTCGTATTCGTCTGTTTGTGTAACACTACTTAAAACTATTGGTATATCTCTTTTGTCACTCATACCAGGTACGGTATGAATTGTTACTGTATAATCAGGTGTGAAATATGGTAATATCTGTTCAATTATCTGTAATCCATCATCAGTATTTTTAACAAGAATACTTAAACTAAATCCTATATTGTACGGAGCAGGAGCATATTGATGCTGCATCTTCATAGGATTAGTTGTATCTGGTTTTCTTAGTTGAGTTTTTTTAGTCAACTTTCTTGATGCATCATACTCAATAGAAGTCATTTCAAATCCCATTCTCGGTAAACTGATAGATGTTCTTGCTGTACTAGTATTTGTTTGTTGAAGTTTTGCTATCCATTTTGATCTAGGACCATAAGCTAACGGAACTTTCATTAGTTTACCGCTTTCTCTTTTGATTGTCAAGTTATTGAATAGCGTACCAAAAACTGATACACTTCTTTTAATAGTTTCGTGATAAAAATGATTATCTAACATTATGTAGCATCTCCAAATGGATTACCTTCTGAAAAATCTATAATACCGTCTGCATCAGTTTCAAGGTCTAAGTTAAATGCACCAGCATCTGTAGATAGTTGTAATGCACTTCCAACTGAATTAATTGTTCTTCTTGATGCAAGACTATCTTCCACTTGTAATAACCCTCGGTCAAATCCTGTACCACTTTCTAGTACTAGTCTATCTACAGTTGTAGTTTCTAATAGTAAGGCGTCTGTACCTGTAGTTCCGTCTGTAATATAACTTGGTATAGTCAATGATGCTGTTCCGTCCTCAAAGTCAATGTAAAATCCTTCTTGTCCTGTTCCACTCATCACGATTAAATCGCCGTCTAAAGTATCTTCAGCCTTGATATAACCTGGTGATGTATCTGTAAGAACGAATGATTGATTATCATCTGTGGTATCAGTTGTTTGAATCTTACTGACATATAGTTTGTTTGTTGTTTCACTCCAAGACACCACTTCACCAGATATTACTATTGTATCAGTAACAAGTTGTGAAACTGTTTCACCAACAACAAAGTCTCTTACTGTAGCTGTGTCTGCTAATGTCAATTCGATACCTGCAGCTTGAGCTAAATCTAAATCAACATCAAGATCACCAACACCTGTATTGAAGTCTTCACCACTGTACTCAAATAAGTCACAGGTCATTTTGAATGTGAATAATTTACCGAGTTGATAAAATGGATTTTCGTGTTCTACAAATTTAATTTCGAATACACTTTTTGATAATGGGAAATAGATTAAATCCCCTTCGTTTGGTCTTAATCCTGTAGCTAAGTTTGCATCAAGTGAGATAAATCTTTCCCAACTTCTTTTTGATATTACAAAGGTTGCCGTATCTCTAACTTCTACACCGAACTTAGAATATAAATCTCCTTCACCTTCGAAACCTTCGACTCCATCTAAATACATTTCAACTTCGTATGCATCTTCAAAACTAGAATCTGCTGCATCACCCAATATAGTATCTTCGTTTACTATTGATCGTGGTAGATAATAACAGTTGTGACCATACATGCGTAGAGATTCTACGATCAGGTCCTCGACTAAATTTTGTTCAGTCTGTACTGCTTGACTGAAAAATACATTTGTTGCCATGATTAGGCTATCCTATCATATCGTTTATAGGTAACTCATAACCTGTTCGAAGTTCTTCTTCTAGTCTTGTAATTTCTTCTCTTGCATCGTCTACTAGTTGTCTGCCGTTCAAAGTAACTCCACCAGGTAATAGAATCCCGTCAAATTTAATTAAGTTTTGACCCCATTGTAATTTAAGTTTTGCTGTTGAATATCTCTTTAACCAGACATCATTAAAGATATCTGTAAAGGTTGATGGGTCTTGTTTTCTAATACATTCAATAACTAAATATTCACCTGCTGCTACATTTCCACCCCAATCCATATCTACATAGAGACGGTTTCCGTGTTTACTGTGTCTCATAAATGGTTTGCCGACTAACATCTGATCCAACATACCTAAATGTTGTTGTACCATTTCGTAATGTAAAACAGAAGTTGAGTTTAAATCATATATATCGTGTAATCTTAACTGATATCTTAGATCAAACATATTAGAAGTACTACTACTAATATCTAATACTCTAACAACGGACATTACTGATTCTGGTAATTCAATGTAGTTTAAACCTTCTAACCAATTAGTAGCTCCATTGTCTGAACCACCTTGTGTTGAAGATGTGAGTGTAGCGTTTGTTTTTTGCTTATCTATTTCAGTTTGTGTTATAAGATGTTTTAAATATGTTCTTATCGTGCCATCATAATGATATTCTGTAAAGAATTGTAGTGAATCATCAATGACATCATCTGCTTGGTCATCATCAACATTGATTTCAACAACAGGAAACCCTAATTGTCTCTTACAATATTGAATAAGTGTCGCTTTGCTATTTGGTACTGCCATTTATAAATTCCTCTTTATACTATTTATATCAAATAGAAAGTTAGAGTCTGTATTCTTTAGCAGCAGCTTCTTGAATTCGGTCTAATTTGTCGTTAAGTTTTTCAATCGCATCAAGTAATCTAGTCATATCTTCATGCAATTCTCTTTTTGAAACATAGTCTCTTGCTATTTCTTCTCTTGTCTTATTGAGAAGTATGTCTTGTCTTCTAATTTCATCATGTGTACTTCTAACCCACCAGGCCAACGGCATGATAATCAATGTTAGTATAACATTCCATAAAAGATGTGACATTTCATATTCCATTATACAGGATTATCTGTTATGTATGTATTACCTGTTGAAATAGCAGTCGTGTAACTTGTTTTATCCCCAGCTGAACTTACTACATCTGGAGTATTACCTGACCCATCATAAGCCAAGATTAGTGTTAAATGACTTACATTACGCTGGACTAAACCATTAATCAA